TACATCATCCAATCTTGGGATACCGCCTTTGAAAAACACAACAGAGCCGATTTTAGTGCTTGCACCACATGGGGAATCTTCTATCAGGAGGATGATAACGGCAAAGAATTGGCGAATATCATCCTTTTAGACGCCTTTAAAGAGCGAATTGAGTTCCCAGACCTCAAAAAGGCAGCTTATGAGCTGTGGAAGCAGTGGAATCCAGACACATTGATCGTGGAAAAGAAGGCGGCTGGCGCTCCTTTGATCTATGAGATGCGAAAAATGGGCATTCCAATGTCCGAATACACCCCGGGCAAGGGTTCGGATAAGATAGCCCGTGTAAACGCGGTATCAGATATGTTTGCTTCAGGTTTGGTATGGGCACCCCCTACTCGATGGGCAGAAGAAGTGGTTGAGGAGTGTGCATCTTTCCCTCATGGGGATCATGACGACCTTGTTGACTCAACCACCCAAGCTCTTTTGCGCTTTAGACAGGGTGGTTTTATTAGGTCTTTGTCCGATGAGCCTGAAGAAACGAAGTATTTCAAATCAAAGCGGCGTCAAGCATATTATTAAGGATTGATCATGGATAAAAGTTTATATCAGGCACCGCAGGGGTTGGAAGAAACGACTGAAGAAGGTCTTCAGATTGATATCGTTAATCCCGAGATGGTCACACTGGACGACGGCAGCGTTGAAATCACGTTAATTCCAAACTCCGAAGAAGATGAAAGCGAGTTTGACGAGAATATCGCTGACACAATGAATTCAAGCGAATTATCCACATTTGCCAGTGATTTAATTGAAGAGATTGATGCTGACCTAAACGCTCGGAAAGAATGGGCAGATACCTTTGCCAAAGGGTTAGAGGTCGTAGGGTTTAAGTATGAGGAAAGAACCCAGCCGTGGGACGGGGCTTGTGGCGTGTATTCCACCGTGTTGGCAGAAGCAGCCATCCGGTTCCAAGCTGAGACCATGAGCGAGACGTTTCCGGCTTCTGGGCCGGTAAAGACCAAGATTCTAGGCAGGGTCACCAAAGAGAAAGAAGAAGCTTCGCTTCGCGTGAGCGAGGACATGAATTATCAGTTAACTGAAAGAATGATTGAGTATCGCAGTGAGCATGAGCGAATGCTCTACAGCCTTGGTCTGGCTGGCTCCGCTTTTAAGAAGGTCTACTACGACCCCACTCTTGATCGTCAAGTATCTATTTACGTCCCAGCGGAAGATGTGATTGTGCCTTATGGTGCATCTCATATTGAGATGGCTGAACGCGTCACACACATCATGCGGAAGACCAAGAATGAAGTTAAAGAGCTTCAGGTCAGCGGTTTTTACAGAGATGTTGAGTTGGGCGAACCACAGACGTTTTTCAGTGACATTGAGAAGAAGAAAGCCTCAGAGGGTGGATACACCCTGTCAAATGATGATCGCTACACCCTATATGAAATCCACGTTGATTGCTGTTTGCCGGGGATTGACGAAGAGAGCAAAGACGAGGACATGGAGCTTGCCAAGCCTTATGTCGTGACTATAGAGAAAGGCACTGGGGAGGTTTTAGCTATCCGGCGTAATTGGGAACCGGATGACACTTTGAAATTAAAGCGCAACCACTTTGTGCATTATGTATATGTACCGGGATTTGGGTTCTACGGTTTGGGGTTAATTCATATTATTGGCGGATATGCTCGGGCAGGAACAGCAATCATCAGGCAATTAGTCGATTCGGGGACTTTATCAAACTTGCCGGGTGGATTGAAATCAAGGGGTCTTCGTGTAAAGGGTGACGATACACCGATTGCTCCGGGCGAGTTCAGGGATGTGGACGTTCCAAGTGGAGCCATTAAAGACAACATTATGACGCTCCCGTATAAGGAGCCGTCACAAGTTTTGATGAGTTTGCTGGACAAGATCACGGACGAGGGTCGTCGTCTTGGGGCGATTAGTGATATGAACATCTCCGACATGAGCGCACAGGCTCCGGTTGGAACGACTCTGGCCCTGTTAGAAAGAACTCTAAAACCGATGGCTGCTGTTCAGGCTCGGGTTCACTTTGCCATGAAGCAGGAGTTTAAACTGCTCAAAGGCATCATCTCTGACTTTGCGCCGGAGGAATATCAGTATGAGCCGGAGACAGGTGTTTCTCGCGCTCGTAAGGCCGACTACGCAATGGTTGATGTCATACCGGTCAGTGATCCTAACAGCAGCACAATGGCGCAACGGGTGGTGCAGTATCAAGCGGTATTTCAGATGGCAACACAAGCACCGCAGATATATGACCTGCCATACCTACACAGGCAGATGATTGAAGTTCTTGGAATAAGGAACGCGGACAAGATTGTGCCGACAAGCGAAGATCAGAAACCGCGTGATCCTGTTTCTGAGAACATGGCAATACTGGTTGGAAAACCTGTCAAAGCGTTTATCTACCAAGACCACGACGCACACATCGCTACGCACAGCAGCTTCATGCAAGACCCGATGATTGCCCAGACTATTGGTCAGAACCCGATGGCACAGCAGATCATGGCGTCATCTCAAGCGCACATTGCAGAGCATCTGGCCTTTAGCTACCGCAAACAGATTGAAGAGAAGCTTGGCGCACCGCTACCCGCACCCGATGCGCCGTTGCCAGAGGAAGTTGAAGTGTTGCTGGCTGGGTTGGTAGCAGAAGCAGGTAAGCAGTTGACGCAAGCCCATCAACAACAAGCAGCACAACAACAAGCACAACAACAAGCCCAAGACCCGATGTTTCAGCTTGAGCAAGCCAAGGTGCAGATTCAACAATCCGAAGTGCAAAGGAAGACGCAGAAAGACCAGTCAGATGCACAGATCGCGGCAGCTAAGTTGCAGTTGGATAAAGAGCGCGTTCAAGTTGATTTGCAAAAAGAAACTACAAGAGTTCAATCACAACAGCAGCAGAGTGATTCTCGCGTTCAATCACAAGAGCGCCAAAGCGAAGCCCGTTCACAATCACAGGCAGAACAGGTTAAGAGCAAGTTGAAGTTGGAAGCTATGAAGCTCTTGCATGAGACATCCAAACCCAAGGTAGAAAAGGATTAATCAGTGGCAAAAACCGTCTTTGATGTGCTGATAGAAAAATTCGAGGAAGACATTGCTTCCTCTGCGGACTTCTTGATAAACGGTGGAGCTAAAGACTACGCCGAATATCGTGAGGTAGCGGGTCGTGTCCGGGGTCTACGACTGGCTGTCCAATCAACTAAAGACCTTTCGCGTTCTCAAATGGATGAAGAAGATGACTGAACAAATCGCTATAACCGACGACGAATTGGAACAACAACTACCAAAACCAGTTGGTTACAAGTTGCTGATCGCGCTACCGCAGGTGGAAGAAACCTTCAGTGAAGTGGGAATTATCAAGGCAGACAAGACTGTATTTGAGGAAAAGCTGATGACGGTTGTCGGTTTGGTCTTGGATATGGGCGCACAAGCCTATGCTGATGCAGAGCGTTATCCAACAGGCCCGTGGTGTAAAGCAGGGGATTACGTGCTGTTTCGGGCAAATTCTGGAACGCGCTTCAAGGTAGATGGGGTGGAATACCGCCTGATGAATGATGACAGCATTGATGCCATCGTAGCCGACCCGCGTGGCGTAACCCGCGCATAAGGAGTTTTATATGGCTTTTGAAAAAGTAGAGTTTGAGTTTCCAGACCCCGAAAAACCAGAGAATCAACCGGCTGTGGAGGGCGAAGATAGTATTCAAATCGTCGTTGAAGGCTTGGCTTCCACACAAACGGAAGAACCCGCCAAAGAACCTAAAGTCGAAATTGAGGTGATTGATGACACCCCCAAGGAAGATCAAGGCAAAAAGCAGTCTAAACAACCCGATGAAATCACCGACGAAGAGCTTGAGAGTTACTCGGAGAAAACCCGCAAACGCCTTAAACACTTCAGCAAAGGATTCCACGACCAGCGTCGCCTTGCAGAGTCAGCCCAGAGGGAGAAAGAAGAAGCCCTACGGATTGCTCAACAGCTTGTCGAAGAGAATAAACAGCTTAAAGGCGCTGTTAACGAGAATCAAAAAGTTCTTCTTGAGCAAGCTAAAAAGGAAGTAACGGGCGAAATTAATGTAGCTAAATATCGCTATAAACAAGCTTATGAAGCGGGTGATCCAGACGCTATTATTAAGGCGCAGGAAGAATTCACTTCCGCCAAGATCAAAGCGGACAAGATAAATAATTTTACTTTACCCTCTTTACAAGAACCTGAGAGTAATGTAGAAGCTCGTTTAAACGCCCCACAAGCGGTCGTAGATTCAAAGGCTTTGGATTGGCAACAAAACAATCCGTGGTTTGGGCCTGATGATGAGATGACAAGTTTTGCCTTGGGGTTGCACCAGAAACTGGTGAAACAGGGCGTCAGCCCTCAATCTGACGAATACTACGAGAAGATCAACTCTCGTATGCACCAAGTCTTCCCCGATAATTTTGAGGGAGCAGATGAACCAGCGGAACCGCGTCGTAGAAATAACGTAGTGGCACCTGTAACCCGCAGCGTTGCGCCCAGAAAAATCACGCTGACGAAGACACAAGTTGCCCTAGCTAAACGGTTGGGACTTCCGTTGGAACTTTACGCCAAACAGGTTGCTGAAGATATGAGGAAACAAAATGGCTGAGAACAGAGTTGCTCGTGAATTAGAGACCCGTGAAAAGACAGAGCGGAAACGTAGTTGGATTAAGCCAGATGTATTGCCTAGTCCCAACCCCGAGGCCGGATATGACTTTCGCTGGGTGCGCCTAAGTACCCGTGGTGAAGCTGACCCCATGAATGTTTCCCTTAAGCTTCGTGAAGGTTGGGAGCCTGTTAAAGCTGTAGATCACCCCGAGATTTTCCTGTCGGCTGTTGAGAACGAACGGTTTAAGGACAACGTCGTGATAGGTGGCCTCATGCTTTGCAAGATGCCAACGGAAATAACGGATGATCGGAGAGCGTATTTCAAAGATCAAACGGATAAACAAATGCAGTCTGTGGATAACAACCTTATGCGGGAAAACGATCCACGGATGCCACTTTTCAAAGACCACCGGACTAAAGTTACTTTTGGCACCGGAGCTTAATCTTAGGAGTTTTAAATGGCTTATCCTACTGTTTCAGCACCGTACGGGCTAATCCCCGTCAATCTGCTGGGCGGACAAGTCTTTGCTGGCTCAACCCGGCAAATTCCGATCCAAACGGCACACGGCACCAGCATTTACTTTGGTGACGTGGTTCTGATGTCTTCCAACGGCTGTATTACGACTGCTGTGCTGACTGCAACCACCGTTAACGTCGTTGGTATTTTTATGGGTTGTTCTTATATTAATACCTTGGGCCAGCGCATTTACTCGCAGTATTACCCG